AAGTCGCAATACGTCATGAACATTGGTCTGTCTGCTGTAGGTGTGGCAAATGCCAACATGCAAGTGTTTGCATTTAAGGCTGATTTCAATAACGGAATCACGAACGCCTAATAACTTTTCCCCTATGGCAACATAGGGGAAATTTTTAACCAACGAAAAAAAAGGATTTAATATCTATGGAAGTTAGAGAAATAAACAAAAAAGCTAAGAATTCATTGCCTGCTGAGCAAAGGGATGAACTCGTTAAAAAGATGCGCAAAGATGATGATAAAATTCGCACAGGTATGTTTGAGTTCCTGGATGCTCAAGGCGGATGGCTAGAGTTTGCTTACCGAAAATATCCAGGTGAGCCAATTCAGATGATTAAGATGATTCATGGTGAGATTTGCGATCTTCCTATGGGGATTGTCAAACATTTAAACAACACCAAGAAAAAAATCAGACGCTATTCGATGGAATTGCCTGCTAGTGGCCAGAGAGCACCTAGAAGCTACGAAACTGTGTCTAGAGTTAGATTTACCCCAACGGCGGGGCTGTGAGTGCTCCTAATTCCAATTTTGGGCCACCATTCGGAACGGAGTTTATTCCGAACCTGCAATATATAACGAATATCACCCAGGCGTCTCCTGCTGTTGTTACTTTTCTAACCAATCATAATTTTACCGATGCTGAATGGATAAGTTTTCGCATCCCTCCAGCCAATGGAATGATACAGCTTAATAATCAGAAAGCGCAAATAATTTCCATTACACCAACGACGGTAACAATAGCAGTAGACACAAGGAATTTTTATCCGTTTATATCAGTATCAGACCCGCAAGTACCCTGTGTAGCCGTGCCTGCCGGATCGGGAATAATTCAAGGAACTACAACGGTTACGTTAGAAGATGCTTTTGATAATAGGCCAGTAGTATGACAACATTTGTGCCAACATATCCGCTGTTTCCTACCTTAGCATACATTATCGCTAAGACGCGTAAGCTGACGGGCTCAAGCAATGCTTTTCAGGTTACCGATGAATATATCGTAGAAAAAATTCAGACTTTTTACCTTTACGATCTGCCCGCGAAATTTCGATCTTTGAAGTTAAAAGACGTCTATACGTTTACCACCAATGTCGGCCAGGACGTCTATCCTTTCAACAGTGAACTCTACATTACCGTTAACCAGCCATGTTTTTGTGCTAAAAGAGAGATTAAATTATTCCACAATCCTTGGACATTTTACGCTGCTAACTTCAATTGGCAAGATTACACCAATTTCGCATCTGGCGATGGGACAACAGGTCCTTATAGCGGGTTTACAACAGCTGCTCCTTTTATCCCGAGTGTAAACAATGATCCAGGCCCGCAAGACAATCGAAATCTCTTTTTCCCTCAAAGCCGAGTGCAAAACATCCTCATTACTGCAAACGTCATCGGGCCAAATGGAGTAGGACAAACCCAGAACGTCACCGATGATGGACTAGGAAATCTAATTCAAATCTTTCAGACATCTAATAGCGGCAATCAAGAGTATGGCTGGACTTACTATCGCCAATACGCCTCTTCTACGCCTACAGTGCCAGGAGGAGCCACTATTAACTATCAGACGGGTGAAATCACAGGTTTAGTATTTGCTGATGCTATCCCCGCTGGAACTCCTATCCAGATTCAATACAATCCTGTTCAGCCAGCTATCCCCCTATCAATTCTATTCTTTCAGAATCAGTTCACACTTCGTCCTGTGCCCGACCAGGGTTATACCGTCGAGCTTGTAGCCTACAGACAGCCGACACAGGCTCTCATGAATGTGGCCGCAGGGAATGGAACTCCAGAGCTTTCTGAATGGTGGGAATGCATTGCAATCGGAGCATCTAAGAAAATCTTTGAGGATCGCCTTGATACTGACGGCATGACGATTATGGACAAGATGCTAAGGGAGCATTACGACCTGATATACACGCGAACCTATGCACAGCTGGGCAAGCAAAGGATCAGCACCATTTTTGCCGATCAAAACACTTACAATTATGGCTCAGGCATAGGCTTTGGGTCTGGATCAGGAGTTTAATCATGAGTTTTACAAGCGGAATTCCTCAAACTGGACAAACTCTTGGTCAGACCAGGGACGATGTTAGAAATAACTTTCTAAATTATTATAACACAATGTCGGTCAACCATGTTCCTCCTAATGGAGCTTTGGGATTTGGACAAGGGAAACACACATTTTGCGAATTTGTTACGCAGGGAATGTCTCCAGCAACATCAGCGAATGAAGTTGCAACTTATTGCAGAGCTATTTCAGCAGTTCCCCAACTATTTCTGCAAAAACAAAGTCAGATAGCCGGAGCTGCGGATATACAAATGTCAAGAGTGGATACGGGAGCATTATCTGCAACAGCCGGATACAGCTTTCTTCCTGGTGGCGCAATCATTCAATGGAACATTGCAGCTGCAAATCCTGGAGGAACAGTTACAACATTTCCTATAGTTTTTCCAAATAACTGTTTCGGAGTAAATGTTGGAATGGTAGGAGCATCAATAAGCAGTTTACATTCCGTTTGGTGTAAAACTAATTATCCTTCAAATACTTTGATGGATCGAACTCAATTTTTAGCAGCTTCTGATAGTGGGGCACTAGGGATTTTCTATTTTGCCATAGGTAACTAATGTCATTACAGTCTTTTCCTATTGTTGGATTGACGAAAGGTGTACAGACAAACGTAAAGCCAGCGATGCTGCCCGATCAAGCGTTTGCTATTCTGGAAAATGCATATACGTATAGAGAAAGAGAACTAAAGAGGGAAGGTAGGCAGTTCATAGGTCGACTCGCTCGGATTATGACTGGTCAATCGCTGGGAATGACTCCTGCAGGGCCACCTGCTAACGTTACATTTACCGATATACTAACAACTCTCACTCTACGATCTGCAAATGAGCCAAATTCAGAAATCAGACAATCGACTCTTGTAATCACTGTAGGAGCACCAGACACAGCAACATTCACTGACAATGGCGATGGGACATTTACGGTCACAGGAGCTGGTGTAGCTGCTGGATCGTATGTCAACTATATCACAGGAAAAGTTGTTCTGCAGTTCACAGCCTTGACAGGTGGCGCAACGATCACTGCAGCATTTACCTATTTTCCAACTCTGCCAGTCATGGGGATTACTCAACGTGATATACCAACGATCAATGACGAACAGACTATCTGGTTTGACACAAAATATGCCTATACCTGGAATGGCACAGGATTTCAGGAATTTATTCCCGGAACGACATGGGATGGATTTGATTATTCTCTATTTTGGACATTTAACTATAGGGGAGCAGCTCCTCAAGATCGCCTATTATTTGTCACAAATTTCAAAGTGGATGTAGCTGATCCTATGCGTTATACAGACGGAACCACTTGGACAGATTTTGCTCCTTTGGTCACGGCATTAAATACACTTTATCAAGCTAAAATATTAATAGCTTACTACGGAAGATTATTGGCGTTAAATACGTGGGAAGGAACAACAGCAGGAGGAGTAGCTGGATCTGTCAATATTTTTAACAGATGTAGATTTTCACAATTGGGAGATCCCACAGATCAAACAAATGCATGGAGAACCGATGTATTTGGGAGAGGAGGACTCATAGATGCTCCTACGAACGAAGAAATAATTAGCGCAACATTTATTAAAAATACGCTTGTCGTCGATTTTGAACATTCCACTTGGCAATTGCGTTATGTAGGGGAATACGGAATCCCTTTCGTATGGGAAAGAGTATCGGCAGATTTTGGTAGCGAATCAACCTTTGCAAATGTTCTTTTCGACAATCAGAGATTGACAGTAGGTGATAAAGCGATTACTGCTGGAACATCGGTAGCAGTCAACCGATTGGATCTTGATATTCCTGACACTGTTTTTGATTTTAAAAATGCAAATCATGGAGTTGAAAGAGTTACTGGAATACGCGATTATAAAAGAGAACTGGTATTCTGGAACTATCCTGATTCAGAAACACAAGCAGCTCCCGGGGCACCTCTCATATTCCCTAACAAAGTGCTTCTTTACAATTACAGAAATAGCACGTGGGCAATGTTCAGGGATTCGA